TTAACAGTACCTTCAGTACCTTCATTAATACTTTCACCGTTAGTAGAATTTACATTTTCTGCAACGTATTCAGTATATTTAATACTCTTATCTACATTTTCACCAAGATATTCAGAATAAGCAATATTCTGGTCAACCTTTTCGGCTACATATTCAGAATAATCAATACTCTTTTCTAAGTTTTCAGCAACATAATTAGAATATGCAATTCCTTTGTCAGCCATCTCAGCAACATGCTCAGCATATTGAATACTACCATCAAGCTCTTCAGCTAAATAAGTAGCATAATCTTTAATTGAATTTACATTCTCCGCTAAATAGTCAGAGTATGAAATATTTTTATCAAGATTCTCTGATAAGTATTCAGCATAATCAGTAACCTGATTTACTTTCTCTGCAATATGCTCAGTGTATTTAATAAGTTTTTCCATTACCTCATCATTATTAGAATTAGTAGATTCTTTAACATTACTTAAAACACCAGATACATATTCAGTATACTTTTGAAAATCTTCAACAGTTACAAAATTATTATTTTCCATCGTTAGATCTTTTTTATTATCGTTATTTTCAGTTTCTTCCATTTCATAGATTAATATACCATCATCATTACTTAAACCAAAAGATTCGTTTACTCTTGATAACTCAGCATTTTCAAAGCCAGGATCTGCAACTAAGTCATAAGTAAAAAACTTTTTAATTTTAACTTTACCATTTTCGTCTACTGTACCAGCAGCTCTACTTGAAATATGTAAAGGAATACCGTCTTTAATAAGAGCCTGTGCTTCTTTACCTTTAGAGGTATTCAATAATCTGATTTTTCCAATAACTTGTTTTTTAGTCTTATCATAATCTAATGATTCAACAACATGAGAGACATTAGCCAAACTAACATCAAAATCTTTAGGGTGATCTAATTCACCTAGAAGTTTATTGGTTTTAACCTTTTCTTGTAATTCATTAATATGAGGCATTACTTCTTTTTCCTCGTAAATCCTGTTGTTCTTGTTCTTGACATCAAACTCGGTAAATACACCTTCTAATACAACTGAACCGTCTTCACCGGTGGTTATATCTAAATTTGATTTCTGTCTTTCAAGAATCAATAATTTTTTTCCTGACATTTTCTATTAGTTATTTGATTTATATATTACAATCTTTGCAAACTTTTTATCCTAGGTCTGCTAATGGATCATCATCAATTCCACTGCTATTCTTTTCCGGTTCAAAATCTGCCTTATCAGCACCTAAAAGGATCTTTTCAATATCATCTTCCGTGTACCCTTCTTTTTCTAAATCGGTTCTTTCCTTAGCTCTCTGGTTGGCTTTTAAATCTTCTCGTGTAAAGCCACCGTACCTCTTAACAAGGAATCCTAAATCGAAGTATGGAATTTCCTCCATTTCTGCAGTCATTGTACTTAACTGTGTTTTAAGATTTCCAATGAAGTCTACTCTTTTTGTTTGTAGCTCCATTTCTTTCATTTCCTCAAACACATTATCTTTAACAAATTTAAGTCCTAAACCAGATTTAAATGATACATCATTTTTTAATTCAGGATGGTTAAGACACATTTGAAGATACATCGGTTTTACAAGTACTTCTTGGAATATAGATCTAAGACGGTCAATAAATTTAGAAAATTTAATTTCATCCCTTAACATTCCACTAGCATCCATATCATAAGTATTACCACCTTCTTTATCAAATCTTGAGAAAGGAATCTTAGAAGCCATTTTTAATCTATCGGCAAAATATTTAAGAGATTCAGTATCACCTAAATCTGGTCCATCTCCACCGATTGTACTAATCTCTGGTGATTCACCGTCTTTTGATGGTAACCAATATTCCTTATTGAAAGGCATCATTGATTTTCCATTGGTTACAATTTCACCACTCTCTTGATTAAAATCAACAACTTCTCTATATGAATTCATTAATTGTGCCAGAGACTGTTTTGCTCTAGTTTTAGATTTACCACCTACAGGTATAATAAATTGAGTTTTAAATGAAGCATTAGAAACTGCCCAGATAATTCTAGTAGTTTCCATAATTCTTAAAAGGTTAAATGATCTTATTAATCTCTCAACATAAGATATTCTCATAGGAGAATTAATTGAAGAATATGATAAGTAAATAATTTGAGAATCCCATAACTTTCTCTCTTTTGCGCCTTGGCCTTGATATTGTACCCATTGCTTCTTTCCAGTGTCAGTATCAATACCAGGCATTAATGATATAGGATCCAATTCTTTAAATCCAATAATTTCAGTTTGCTTATCATTATAAACTATTTCAAATGCCAAGAATCCATCTACTAACCATTTTCTAAAATAGTTCCATGGAGAAATAGAATCATTGAAGCCAAAATAATTATATAAGTTATTATATACATCTCCAATTTCATCTTCTATTGATGATGCTATATGACCATTAAAATCTGCATAAGCCATATAATTAGATTCATCAAATACAATCGCTTCATCAGTAATTACATCTAAGATATCTTCTATTTCATCTTGTACTGCGTATTCTCTAAGCTGATCTCTTTTTCTTTCATAATCCCTATCAAAAATAGAGATATTCTTTTTCATGGTAGTATCAGTTAATGATAATGCAGCAAAGGCACTATACATATCATCGGAATCAGATCCCATTGGGTTAAATGAATAACCCATTTGGTTTTCTGTGAATCCTACTGCACGAGAATTACGAATGATCATATCATCATAAGCCATGCCTAAATTAGAAAGATCCTTTAAAATCTTCCTTACTGGATTACCTGTACTTAAGGGTCCTCTTCTATCAGTAAAACCTGCCATATTGTTTTATCTTTTATTGTTTATATATTCTTGTAATATAATGCTTGTGCATCATTAATATTTCCACCAAAGAAATGATTTTCGTTATTCACAGCACCTATGTACCAATCACCATAACTCATTACCCTAGGTTTTCTTATTCTATCTATTCTATATTGCCTAATGGCATATGTTACATTGTACTTTTTACCTAATGATTGTTTTAAATTATCATATGTAAATTCACTTAACCTAGATTGCCTATTAGGATTTCCAGGTGCTGCGTTTGTCTCTCTTAGTATAGTATCTTTAAATGATCTATATACATCGGATAAAAAAGGTATTCTTGCTTCATATGGAATATAATGAAGATTTAATCCTAGTTGATGATTATCTATACTCTTACCTAAACCTAATACTATAGGGTATGTATCATAAAAAGTTTCTTCAGGAGTAAAATATTCAAAAGAATACATCTTACCATTTTCTAAATCACCTCGAGCTTTATCACCAATTGTAGATAATGAAGAATCTGATTGTTTAGATGCCCCTGACCTACCCTTATTTTCTTTAAGATAAATATCTAAATCTATTTGAAATGATCCTACTATAGCCATTAAAACAATTTTGAGTCTTCGGTTAATAGCATCACTTTAAAATTTCTTAATTTAGCCATTTTATTTAATGCTTCAGTTTTACAAAGGTTCCTAACATAAGTTTCATATCCATGTTTAAAATTCTTTAGTGCCTTTGGTGTTTTTCTTTTTGGTGCCTTAGGTTTTTGTAATTGTGCCTTAGGTTTTATCTCTACTACAAATTCTTCAGTTATACCTTCGCCTTTATCCATCTTCATATAAAAGTCTGGATAATAATTATGAAACTTTTTATCTAACATATTAAAGTATTTTACTGAGAATGGTTCAGACGCCCATTTTAATACTTCATCATTATGATCACACCAATGGCAAAACTTTCTTTCCCAGCTACTTCTGTATATGATAGGATGTTCTCCTATATACTTTTGCGGATTCACAGGATTATAATAACCTTGCTTAAATCCTGACTTAGAAGTAGGTTTTACCTTTTTGATGCTCATTTAAAATTTATATTGTATAAATACCGTCACTATCAGCACTACCGTTTATAGAAACAGTACCTGCATATTTTCTAGGGTGTAATTTATTCCAACCTTTTGCAAACCCTCTTTTACAGATTTCGGTAAAATAAGCAAATGCATTAGTTGATTTATCTGGATTAAAGTTTCTCCAATATTTAAACAAATCCATATAAGCAGATGCTATACAGTCTTGTCTGTCATCTGGATTTGCGTATGATAATTTCCTAGAACATTTGTCTGCTAATAACATTAAAAATTCTAATGCTTTTGGAGTGAGCTCGTCCTGTTCTTTGGATAATATTATTTGTTCTAAAAGATCTCTATTATTTAGATAATTTCTTTTTCTTGCCATTATAAATGTTTTATTTATTATTATATACAAAAAAAGCCGATAGTTTATTATTACTACCGGCTTTTCTATATTATAAAGTTTTATTAAATCTTAACGTTTAATTGAGCCTTTGGGCAAATTGTAGTTTTCCCATTTTTAGGATCCGTACATTCTAATTGATCTTTATCACCTAGTGAAGTATAATCTTCGGCTTTAACCATAACTTCCTGACCTTTTTTAAGACCATTACCGTTCTTGTTAATTTCAGCTTCAACAAATCCGTCGTCTAAATATTCGTTACGACTTTTTTTTTCTGTTACTGATTCATCCTTTTCATCATCATCTTCAAAATCTTCACCGTCATGAGTTTTAGATTTATCACCTTTATTTCCACCTAATACAACTCTGTCATAAGTTTCTTGTAATGATTTTTCAAATTTAGAAATTTCTTCTTCTAGTAAATTCATTGCTTCTGTAAGTTCTTCAGTTTCGCCAAGCTTATCAATAGCATCTTTTACTTTTGCTTTCTTTTCTTCTAAGAATGATATTTTATCTGAAATATCAGATCGTGATTTTTCAATTTTAGCAGCTTCATCATTTTCAGCAATTAATCTTTCTGAAAGAATTGGAGTAGCATCATAATTAATAAATTCTTTTACTAATTTTACAGTCTCAGTTGCAGAAGGTACGAATACCATTTCATTAAGATGCATTCCTGAATTAACTTTATTTACATAGATACCTTCCTGAACCCCTATCATAGTTAAAAATAGATTAGTAAACTCAGTTGAGGTAATGTTTGTAAAATTATCCATTTCGGCAAGAAGATCAATAGATTCAAAAAACTTACATACATTATCAATTTTCCATTGATTTCTGTAACCAAAGAAATTAAGAGCCATTAAAGATTCTTTTAATTCAATAATGCTTACGTTTGATAAATCAGTATTTCCTAATTTTAATGTACCTTCAGATAAATTGTATTCTAAAGTTTTATTATTACCTTCTCCGAAAGTAACTAAAGTACCATTCATGTTTTTAAACATTCCTAAACCTTCTAATACATCAAAGAATCTTGAATCTTTAACTTCAGTTTCAGTAATTGTCTTTCCATCAAAGTTATAGTTTTTACCGTGTAAGTGGAATGTTAATCCATTTTCAGATTCTAACACTGGTGAAAGGATAGTAGAAATTGTTCCATTTCCATTTGCAGTAGCTTTGTTATCATCTGCCTTCATTTCATTTAGAATAGCTTTACAATCCATTGACCATGGGTTCTTTGCAGCAATTGCAGAAAACTTAGATTTAATAGTATCAGATGATTCTGTTAGTAAACCTTCTAAGTCAGTTACTAAACTTTCATACATTTTACCTTTTTGTGTTTGCGTTCTAGAAACAGCTTCAGATATTCTGAAAGACCATTTAGCATCGTTATAAGCTCCTGTGATATAAGATCTTAATTCGTTAATTGGATTTAACCAATCAGAAGAAGCTAAGTTTCTATGAAGATTTTTAGCAATGTTAAACTTAAGCATAGGATTAACACTGTTTTCTATTTCTTCACTAATTACTTTAGTTTCTTCGTTCTTAAATCTCATTGGGAATGCCTTTAGAGATTGTTCTAAAATGTTAAGGGCATTCTTAGCAGTATAAGAAGTTCTGGAATTATCCGAATTCATTTCTTTTAATGCATCAATGCTCTTCATAACATTTTCGTGCAGTTCAGCAATTGTAAATTTCATTTCGTTATGATTTTTTTGTTTATTATTTTCTGTTATGTTGTTTCCTTTAAAGGCATTTATAGCACTCATACCTAATTGTTGAGGAATTCCCATTCCGACTAAAATAGAAAGTACCTGTGAATCTGTCATAGGTCCTTCATTAACTACCTTTCCGTTTTTACCGTCTAATTTTGTTTTACCGCTCTGTGCAAATAATACACCAACTATATCTAATAATTGTTGATTAGGGGCATTAAGGTAAGGTGCGTCAGTATTAACTCCATATTGGCGGTCAATTCCACCATCCATGTAAACCTGAGTTTGGCCTTCTTTAATAACTTTTTCCATATTATAGAATTTGATTTGTTTTATATATTCTAGGATCTTAGAGTTAATTATCCTTCATCATCATCTGCATTTCGATATTGCCTACTCTCTGATGATTCGGTTGGTTTTTTAGATGAATCTATTTCTCTTCTATCATAAGGTCCACCTACTTGTTTGCTTGTAGTATTATTATAACCCTGATTACTTAATAGGTTTTCAAAAGGTGCTACTAAAATATTATCATCGCTAAATTCAAACTTTTGAAACACACCACCGAAATAAATACCAGCATTACCATTACTATCGCATCTTAACTGACCAACTCCAATAGCATCAGGATTTGTAATTAAGGCTTGTCTAGTAATAAAGTCTATTTCTGATAGTAGGATTCCACTTTCAAACACTGGCATAAATGATTTTAATTCCATATCAAAAGTAACTTGAAATTCCTTTTTATCATTTAATGCCCATTCAAATGATCTCTCCTGTGAATAGTCATCAGGAACTCCCATGCTTGCATTAACTCTAAACATTCCTAAATCTACTTGGAATGTAGTGGCTCTATATAATTTGTTCATAATAGACTCAGTAACCTTTAACATTTCCAGATTATTAGAACATATTAAAGTTACGCTAAATCCCATAGTAACAGGTAAAAAATTAGTCATTAGAGAAAAGGTCTTTAATATACCATTCCATTCCCTTACAAATTCTGCCCTCGTAAATTTATTAGTTTGTGCACCAGAATCAATTGCCATAGAATTCATTTGAAGTATACCTCTAGGAACTACTTCATAATCACCAATTGCCTTTCCTGCCTTTTCTGCATCAAACATAAAGTTATCTAAAAGAAACCTTTCATTACCAGATATAGAATAAAAGAAAGGTACTTCAATTTTCTTTAGAGTATCTTCATCTATTTGATTATAATAATATACCTTCTTGCTTAATTCAGCTAACATGCCTACTACTAAATACCTAAGTATAGTATTATCTTTATTAAATTCTTGATTATATGCTGACATCTATTAGACTTTGTTTATATTCTATTTATCCAATAGATTCAATGTTAAATTCACTAAAGCCACCATCTTTAGTAATTTCAATCTTTTTATCAAAATATTCACTTGGTAAAACTGTATGGTTGATAACAAAGGTATTGAGGCCTATATCTTGTATTGTATTATGAAGTATGTTAATTATATGGTGTACGCCATCAGAGTCAATAGAAGAGAAGATTTCATCTAAAAACAAAATGTTTAGTGACGGGAATCTAACCTTAATCATTTTTATTAATGCCATGATAATTACAAAATCAACCTTTTTCTTTTCGCCTGTGCTTAAGGTCTTAGGGCTAATCTCTGTTCCTAAATGATGGAGAGAACAGTAAAACTTTTCATTAAATCTAATACCAAACGGTATTCCCATTTCTCTCCCCATTAATTGAATGTGATTATTAAATGAAGGGAGTATAGACCTTACTGCTAAGTTCTTAATTCCATTTTCACCCATAATATTTTCTAAGATAGTTAAATAATAATCTTCACCTTCACTTTTTAACTTACCTGTAGATTTATCATCTTTTCGGTTTTTAAAATCTTTTACTAATTGTTTAAGATGTGATCCTGATTCAGATTCATTCTTATCAGCCATTTCAATTAACTTATCTTTAATAGCTTCCATCTGAGTTTCTAACTGACCAACCTTAACATGTATCTTTCTACCTTTTTGTCTAAGATCAGTTAATTCAGTCTCTGCTTTTTCTGCATCGTCCTTTATTTGATTCCATTCAGTAAATAGCAAATCTAAAGAATCTTGTTTTTCTTTTTTAATATCTAAATGAAAATCAGAATTAAGAGGAGCTGTACATGTAGGACATTCATTGTTTTCATACAGCTTAAGTTCTTTCTTAACAGTATTAATCTTAGAGTTTAATGTTGATTTTTTATTGTTTTGCTTTCTTGAATTTTCATCTAATTTTTCTAAGTTAATTTTTGTTGCAGAGGTAAGCTCTTTTAACTTTTTTCTATTTTCATTTA